TTACTTGTTGGTACATGCAGAATGGCTGGGAAGCTTGCACGGCGTGTGGAATCCGCAAAATAAAAACGCCCAGCCGCGAACGGTGATGGCGACTTCCGCAGTCTTGCCGAGCTTTTCGAGCTTCTGCTCAAGAACTGTGCTGGCGCCTGCTTTCACCACCCGCCGCTGATCGTTGGCAAGCGCCCGAGCCGTGGCGAGATCCACATCAGGGTAACTGCTCAACTGAATCGAAGACTCTTTCCCATTCTGCGCGAAGCGGAACTGCCAGTACGTGCTACCGTTGGGCTTGATGATGAGCCGCAGCCCACCACCATCTGCAAGGATGCGTGCTTTACCCGTTTCGGCAGGTTTCGCTTGTCTGACTTCGACGGCAGTGAGTCTGAATTGTCCTTGTGCCACAACGATCTCCAGCCGAAAAACGGGTAACGGACTGACTTGCTCAGCGCATTACCCGTGCAGTTACCCGTTTATGGGTGAGATCGCAGTAGATATCATTCGATAATAAAAAAGGCCGGAACCCTTGATTTATATGGGGTTTTCGGCCTTCATTGGACTGCTTTGGAAAAGCAGTTGGTGGGATGGGCTCAATAAACATGCAGGAACAAAACACGCATGGTTGCTAGGTTTTAAGGGTTTTACATTTAGAAGATGCCCCCAAAAATGCCCCAAGGTTCGGTGAGCAGCAAAATTTTGCACCCTCTTAGATGCCTAATCCTGCACGAAAAACAGCATTTTCGTTGTGTTGGGATTAGTGCGATGCAGCATGAATCTTCACGCCCATGATCGGTGCACAAAAACAAGTCATTTTAGCGCGAGGGCGCGGCGGGGTCGAGACGGCGCGCTAGGGGGTGAGGGTGGTGCTTCTGGACGTAAAAAAGCCGCCCGGTAGGGCGGCTGGGGCGCGGCGTGTGCGGAGATCAGGAGGCGGGCGGAGTGGAAGAGGCTGCGAGACTATCGAGCAGCTTGTACGGGCCGAATTTGACGACCTCGACCCCAAGCCAGTCATTGACCGCGGCCAGTTGCCGTTGCAGCGGTTGAATCTCGTTGAAGTAGAAGCTGCGCGCGGCCTTCTCGACATCACCGAAGCCGCCGGTGTTGTTCGGCAGGATGCCGAGCAACTGCGGCGGGACGCGGTGCGCAGCCAGAACATCGTCGCGCGTCGCGCTCTTGATGTTTGAGAACTCATCCTTCGCCGCCACCTCGCCGACCGGGATCAGCTTCACCCCGTCCTTGTCCCCGCCAGGCGCGTGCAGAAAAAGGTTCTGGAAATTACCGACGCCCTTCGATTGGCGCAGCTTGTTCCGCAGCGCGTCCGCATCGACATCGGAAAGCTTCGCGTCGGTGAGGTACAAGATGAACCCGGCGTGACTGCCGTTTTTGAAATACCGGCGTCGGAACACCGTGGCCGCCTCATTGAGCAGCGCGCTATTGAGCGCGGCCAGATACTCCGGCAAGCCATAAACCTCCTGCTCGCTGTCATACTCCTTGAGCTGAAAGACCGAGGCCCCGGCGAAGCGCTGCTCATCGATCGCCCCTGTCGGCGTGCGCGCGACGAACCAGAAATCCACCAGATCCTCCGCGCGCCGGGTATAGAGCGACGGCATATGCTCAAGCCGCAGCGGAGCGCCCAGGCGGTTATCGATGCGACGCAGATACCCGTTGCCGTAGATCAAAAAATCCAGCACGTAAGCGCCGAAGGCCGCACGCGAAAGCAAGCGCGACGGCTCGAACATCTCGATCAGCAAATTGCGCTTGAAATAGATCGGCGACGAGTGATGCACCGCAGCGCGGAACGTCTTCCCCAGTTCCGCGAAACTCACCGGCGGCTCAAACCAGCGCCCGTTGCTCGCGCAGGAAAGATAATCGAGCAGCCAGCGCCGCTCCAGCACCGCCTCCGGCTCGCCGAACGTAAAAACTTCAACGTCGCCCGCACCCTGGCCAGTCGCCGCCGCCGCATGCTTCCTGTTTTTACTCATTCAAAAAACTCCACTCTCGTAGTGCGCACCTCGCCGGCTTCCGCCTCCATCGGCTCGCCGGAAAGCGCGTGCATGATTGCCCACGCAATATCCGCGTGGCTCGTCTCCTCCGATCGCCCGGCGCGGAACGTCACGTACTGCCCGGAAGGCGTCAGCACGCGCTTGATCGCCATGAACGCCACCACCACCTCGCGCTCCTTCGCATCCATCTTCAGCCGGCCCGCGTTAATCACGCTCTGCGCCTTCAACACCAGGCGCACCTTGCTGTTCAAGTCGTAACGAATCCCGCGCGCCAACGGAAACCACGGCTTCACCAACTGGAACACCGCCTCGCCATAGCCGCCCGTCGTATCGATCGAAATATCCTGCACATTGAAGCGCCGGCACGTCTCGCGGATCGCGTCCGCCTGCGCCTGGTACTGCGCGCCGGAAAACTGCAAGCGCTCGACCAAGCGGAACGCCCCGCCCGGCGCGGCCGGCGGCGCTACAACCGCAAGCGCAGAGTTATCGCCGGTCAGCGCCACATCAAAACCCACCCACACCGGCGTATCCGCAAGCGGGCGTTCCGCGAACGGGCGCAAATCGCGCCACTCCTCCCAGCTATCCACCAGGCAGCGTTGCAGCGCGCCGAACGGAAACGCCGACTGCGACGCATCCATGAACTCACACAGCAACAGATTCGAGAACTCCTCCTCGCTGTACTCCAGGCGCAACTGTTCAAGGTCGAACAGATCACACCCGCCGTCCAGCGCATCCTCCACCGTCACGATCTGGCGCCACTGCCCGTCCTCGCACACCCGCCCGCCGGCGAGCGCCGCGTGCGACAGATCCAGCTTCACGTGATCGCGCTTCGCCCGCCCGCGGTTGAAAAGCTGGCCGGACCAAAACTGATACGCCTCATGATCCACGGAAGAGGGCGTCGAAAAATACGTCTGCCGCCACTGCTTATGCATCGCCATCCCGCTCGCGACCTTGCGCAGTTCCAGAAACCGGCCCACCCAAAAATACTCATCGAAGTACAGATTGCCGTGATACGACTGCGCCGTGCGGCTGCTCGTCCCCAGGAAATAAAGCTGCGCGTCGTTCGGCAGCTTGATGACATCCCCGCGCAGCGTCATGCCGGTCACATCCTTGAAAAAATCCACGATGTACTGCTTGAGCACATGCGCCTGCGCGCGCGACGCCGAAAGAAAAATCTGATTGCGCCCCGTCTTCAGCGCATCCACCAGCGCCTCGCGCGCAAAAAACCACGTCGCCCCGATCTGGCGCGACTTCAGCACGTTACGAATCCGATGCGCCAGGCCCGCCTCATACCAGACGCGTTGATAAGCGAAGATCGAATCCAGAAAAGCCGCCTCGACCTTCTCCGCAGCATCCGCCACATCGAACTGACCGCGCCGCCGCTTCGGCGCTTCGTTGCGCCGCGCGATGTTCGGATTCAAATCCCCCTCGCGCCCCGTCACCGAATACTTACCCACGCGCGCGAAGCGCTCGATCTGGCGGCCGAGAAAATCGATTTCCTTATAATCCGCGCCCGACTTATGCGGCTTCGCCACAAGCTGAAGGTACTGGTTCTCGACCGTCTTCTCGATACGCTCGACCGGAGCCGCCGCATCCCAGCGCGCGCGGCGGCGCCACGAATACACCGTGTTCGGATTCGTTTTCAGTTCGTCGGCGATCATCGCCACCGACCAACCCTGCCAGTAAAGCAGCGCGGCGCGGCGGCGCGCATCCAAGGTCGGATCGGATAGGGTGGAGTCAGGCATGCGCCGCAGTCTGCACGCGCGCCCGCGCAGCGCGCGCGGCGTTCAAAGCGTGCCGATCTTCCGCACAACAAACGCGCATTGCGAGAGGCACAGCGCATGCGGTTTGATCGGGCCATGCCGAACGAACCCAAATTCTTCCAGGTCGCCACCGAAGGCCCCACGCTCGACGGACGCCAGATCAAACGCGCCTGGATCGAGGAAGCCGCGCAGCACTACGACCCCCGCCTGTACGCCGCGCGGATCAACATCGAACACCTCACCAGCTACCTGCCGGAATCCCCGTTTCGCCAGTACGGCGACGTGCTTGCGCTCAAAGCCGAAGAACTCAGCGACGGACCGCTCAAAGGCCGCATGGCGCTGTTCGCCAAGATCGACCCGCGCCCGGATCTGGTCACCATCACCAACAAACTCGGCCAGAAGCTCTACACCTCGATCGAAGTGTATGAAAACTTCGCCGGAACCGGCCACGCCTACGTCACCGGGATCGCCGTCACCGACACCCCCGCGAGCGTCGGCACCGAGCGCCTGAAGTTCAACGCCCAGCACGGCGGCCTCGTATCCGCCGCGTGCGAAATCGCCAACCCGTTCCTCGCCAGCACTGAGGCGGACAACCAGGAAGACCCCTACATGAAGAAATCCGACTTCATCGCCAGCCTCAAAGCCCTCTTCACCCCAGGCAAGCAGGACGCGAACACCCCCACGCCCGACGCGCAACCCGACGCCGGCGAAACCGAAAACGTCGCGCCGGAACTCGAAGCGCTATCCGCCGCGCTATCGTCCGCGATCGGCGCGCTCAAACAAAGCCAGGACAAAACCGCCGCCGAGGCCGCCGCCGTATTCAAAACGCTTGCTGACGAACTCGCCGCGCAGAAAGCCGCGCACGCCGAACTCGTCGCCAAACTCGCGCAGGAACCAGCCGGCGCGCAGCGCAAGCCCGCCACCGGCGCGGCGGACGACCTGCCGGACTTCCTCTGATCCAACGCAGCCAGCCCCCCAACAGGACACGCCGACAATGAAGAACACCACGCGACAGAAATGCAGCGCCATCATCGAACACCTCGCCAAGCTCAACGGCGTGTCGAGCGCGGCGCAATCGTTCGCCGTCGAACCGACGATCCAGCAAAAGCTTGAAGACCAGATCCAGGAAGAAGCCGTCTTCCTAAAATCCGTCAATCTCTTCATCGTCGACGAACTCAAGGGCGCCAAGGTCGCGCTCGGCGTCAATCGCCCGATCGCCAGCAACACCAACACCCAAACGCCCGGCAAAACGCGCCAGACCCGCGACGTATCGAACCTCAGCGGCAGCGAATACGAATGCCGCAAGAACAACTTCGACACCCGCATTCCCTACGCCCTGCTCGACCAATGGGCCAAGTTCCCCGACTTCGCGGTGCGTCTGCGCAATCACATCGTCGCCCAGCAAGCGCGCGACATCCAGACGATCGCCTTCAACGGCACGAAATACGCCGAAGACAGCAACCCGGTCACCAACCCTCTGCTGCAGGACGTGAATATTGGCTGGCTGCAAAAAATGCGCGACGCCGGCGCTGAGCACTACGTCGATAGCGTCAAGGTCGGCGCTGCGCAGGAAATCAAGAACGTCGACGCGCTCGTCATGGACGCGCTGAACAGCCTGATCGCCCCGTGGTATCGCAAAGCGCCGGGCATGGTCATCATCTGCTCGGAACAATTCCTGCTGCGCAAGTATTACGGCCTCATCAACGTCGTGCAGGCCCCCACCGAGCAGGTCGCCGCGAGTGTCATCGCCTCGACCAAGGAAATCGGCGGTCTCACCCCGGTCACGCCGCCGTTCTTCCCGGACGACACGTTCCTGATTACCTCGCTGAAGAACCTCTCGCGCTACACCCAGGCCGGCGGCCGTCGCCGCTACATGAAAGAGTCGCCGGAAATCGACGCCATCGAAAACTTCGAAAGCTCCAACGACGCCTACGAAGTCGAAGACTACGACGGCGCGGTGCTGGTCGAAAACATCCAGTTCGTATGACCATGAGCACGCCGCTACACCGCCACCGCCTCGCCGCCGAAGCCGCCGCGCGCGCCCAGCGCCCCGCGAGCGGCTACGGCGCCGAGCCCACGCAAGGGCAGGCGTTGCTGCTCGCCAAGCTCATCGAAGACCGGCGCACGCTCAAATCGATCAAGTCCATTGAGCAAAAAGCCGAAGCCAAGCGCCGCATGCTTCCGGAATACCTCGCGTGGGTAGAGGGCGTGCTCGTCGCCGATGCCGGCGGCGAGGACGAAATCGTCACCACCTGCATGGTCTGGTCGCTCGACACTGGCGACTTCGAACGCGCGCTCACGCTCGGCGACTACTGTCTGCGTCACGATCTGAAGCTCCCCGAGCACTACCAGCGCGACGTGGCGGCGCTGCTCGTCGAACAGATTGCCGACGCCGCCAAGGCCGCCCGTGCGCTCGGCGAACCGTTCGACATCGAGGTGATCGAACGCGTCGCCGAACTCACCGCCGAGCGCGACATTCACGACCAGATCCGCGCCAAGCTGCACAAAGAAACCGGCCTGCTGCTCGAAGCGGAGCAGCCCGATCCAGCGCTGTGGAACCTCAAGCGCGCACAAGCCTTGAACGCTTCCGTCGGCGTCAAGAAAGACATCGAACGCATCGAACGCGCCATCGCCAAGCGCGAAGCCGGCGCGCAACACTGAGTCTCCCCGCGAGCCGCGCGGCGGGGCGGGGAAGCGCCGGGCATTCTGCCGACGCGGCAACACTCCGCCCCCCACCGCGCACCTCAACGGAAAAAAGGATAGGCCCATGAAATACAGCGCCCGCGACTACACCAGCGCAAAAGAAACCCTGTTCGGCATCCAAAGCGCGCGGCCGGACGGACATCACGTCGCGCTCTTCAGAGCCGACGGCAAACTGTACGCCTACGCCACCGCCGCCGAGCGCGACGAAGAACTCGCCCGCCTCAACGGAACGGCCGCGCCGAAAAAGCCGCGCGCCAAGGCGGACTAACATGCCCTTCATCGCCGCCCAACCGGCGCCCGATCCCGCCGCCGAAGCCGCGATCCGCAACGCCGCGTTCTGGCCGGACATCGACCCCGCCGACTGCCGAGAACACCTACGCATCGACGGCACCGTCACCGCCGCGCGCCTGCGCGGCGCACTTATTGAAGCCATCGCCCACGTCAACGACCAGCTCAACGCCTGGCGACGCGAACAGATGAACGCCGGCCACGCCGCGCTCGACCAGGTTCCGGCCGACAACATCGACGGACGCAGCGCGCTCTGCGTGCGCTACGTGCGCGCCGTCTATTGCACAGCCGCCGCGCAGATAACCGAACGCCTGCGCCACTTCGACGCCACCGGAAAGGCCGCCACCTTGCACACGCAAGAGCGCATCGACGCCACGGCTGAAGACTACCGGCGCGAAGCGCAATGGGCGCTGCGCGACATCCGCGGCCAGCATCGCGCATTGATCGACCTGGTGTAAGCCATGGCAAGAATCGTCCGCGCCGAGCAGAACGACACGCTCGACGCGCTCGTTTTCCGCCATCTCGGCGGTGCCGCCGGATTGGTCGAACAGACGCTGGCGCTCAATCGCGGCCTCGCCGCGCGCGGAATCCTGCTCGAAGAAGGCGCGCAGATCGTTCTGCCGACCGAGCCTGAAACCTTGCAAGGCAGCGTAAAAACAACCGTACAGCTTTGGGACTGAAAGGAGACGATTTGGAAACCCGGCTCATCATCGACGTACTGCTAGGCACCTGCATGGCCGCGCTCGGCTGGTTCTCGCGCGAAATGTGGTCGGCGGTGAAAGACCTCAAATCCGATATAGCACTCCTGCGCGAGCGGCTGCCGATGAAGTACGCCCTCAAGCTGGACCTGGAAAACGCGCTCAATCGCATAGACGGAAAGCTTGACAAGATCTTCGACAAGCTCGAAGGCAAAGCGGACAAGGCTGGAAATCACCTTCACCGCCGCGCCAGCGACAGCCGCGACGATCAATAAGGAGAACACGCATGCTGGAAACCCTGCTAGGCACTCTGTTCGGCGGCGCATTCCGGCTCATACCGGAAGTTTTACGCTGGATGGACCGCAAAGATGAACGCGCGCACGAACTCTCGATGTTCGACAAGCAGCTCGAAGCCGACAAGCTGAAAGGCGATCAAGCGCTCGCGCAGATCAACGCGCAAACCGAAGCGACGATCGGCGCTGCGGAAATCCAAGCGATCATCGAAGCCACGAAAGCGCAGAGCGCATCGACGGGTATCCGCTGGATCGACGGCCTGAACAGCTTGATTCGCCCGCTGCTTGCGCTTCAGTGGCTTATTTTTCTTTGGCCCGCCGCGATCATCGCGGGATTCTGGCTTGCAGTACATACCGGAACCGCGCCGCTCGATGCGCTGCGCGCCGCGTTCGGCGTCGATGAAAAAACCATGGCCGCCAGCGTCGCGAGCTTCTGGCTCGTCGATCGCAGCTTGAGAAAGATGTTCAACCAATGAGCATCGATCTGCCGGAAGCGTTGCTCGCGCTGATTCGAAGATTCGAAGGACTTCGCTTGAAACCCTATCTCTGCCCGGCCGGCGTGCCGACAGTCGGCTACGGGCATACCGGGAAAGAGGTCAAAATCGGCGGCCCGGCGATCACGCCAAAGTTCGCCGAAGAACTGCTGCGCGCCGACGCCAGCGTTTTCTATCTCTCGGCCGCGAAACTCTCACCGCGGCTCTGGCTCGAAGGCGACGCCAAGCATTCCGCGATCGCGGATTTTTGCTACAACCTGGGAAGCTCTAGATACAAAATCAGCACGCTCAAGCGCCGCATCGATGCCGGAAACTGGAACGGCGCGATCACTGAGATAAACAAGTGGATCTGGGGCGGTGGAAAAAAACTTCCCGGCCTGGTGCTGCGGCGCGCGGCCGAAGCCGTGCTGATTAAAGCGCGCTGATGGACCAATTCGACCGCGCACAACAGATCGAAGCCATGCAGCGCGACATCGCGCTCGCCGAACACCAACGCCGCGCCACGGCAGGCGCGGCGCTCACCCACTGCGAAGACTGCGGCGAACCGATCCCGGCGGAACGCGCCGCGCGCGTGCCGGGCGTGCGCCGCTGCATCGACTGCCAGCGCGACCACGAACACCGTCACCGCCTGGGGGCGCAATGAAAAAACCAGAAAGACTGCGCGCCGCGCTCACTGACGCCATGCCGGACCTCGCGCGCGATCCCGATCGCCTGATCCTCTTCGTCGTCAACGGCAAGCTGCGCGCGCGCCACACGCAGGGCTCGCTCTCCTACGCCTTCACCTACGACCTCGAAGTGCTCGTCAAGGATTTCGCCGGCGAGCCCGCCGAAGTCTTCGCGCATCTGTGCGCATGGCTCGCACGCGAGCAGCAAGAACTGATCTCCAACCCGGAAAAACAAGCCGCCGGCCTCAAGTTCGAAGTCGAATACCTCACCCACGTCACGCTCGACATCCTCATCACGCTCGCGCTCACCGAAGACGTCATCGTCACCCACGACGAAGCCGGAAAGCCGGTCGTCACCTACATTCAAGAGCCGGAAAACGAGTGGATCACAGGCGCACTGCTCGAACTTGGCATGCCGATATGACAGACGCCAACGACCTCGTGCGCCGGATAGACGCGCTGATTGCCGCCACCGCGCCGGCCGCCCGGAGGGCGCTTGCGCAACAAATCGCCAAGCGCCTGCGCGAAACCAACCGCGCGCGTATCCAGGCGCAAACCGCACCGGACGGAACGCCCTATATCCCGCGCATCGCGCAGCCGCAGCGCGGGCGCAAGAAAGGGCGCTTGCGCCAGCGCATGTTCGTCAAGCTAATCAGCGCACGGTATCTCAAAGCGCAGGCCACGCCCGCCGCGGCGGTGGTCGATTTCGGCGTCTCGGCGGGCCGCATCGCGCGCGTGCATCACTTCGGCCTCGAAGATCAGGTCCGGCCGGGCATCCGGCACCGCTACGCCGCCAGGCCGCTGCTCGGAATCAGCCCCAGCGACCGCGCCGCGATCGCAGACCTGCTGCTCGCGCACCTCGCCAACGCCGGAGTTTGAACCACCGCGCGCCGTATGCGCGCCCCACACAACAGCCAACCCACGACGCCCGCGCGCGCCGCGCAGAAAATCGGGACTCATGCAAGCCGACCTCGAACGCCGCCTCGAACAGATCATCCGCATTGGAACAATCTCTGAGATTGACCACGCGCAAGCGCTGTGCCGCGTGGCGTGCGGAAACCTCACAAGCGAATGGCTCCCGTGGCTCGAACTCCGCAGCGGAGAAACACGCACCTGGAACCCGCCGACGCTCGGCGAACAATGTCTCTGGATCAGCCCGAGCGGCAACACCGACGGCGGAGGCTGCGTGATCGCTGGCCTCTACAGCGACAACGCGCCGAGCAGCGACGGTGACGAAACCCTCGCGCTCTACCCGGACGGCGCCAGCATTCGCTACAACCATGCCACCGGCGCGCTCGCAGTCACGGGCGTGAAAACCGCGCGTGTGCAGGCGTCCGTTTCCTGCACGCTCGACACACCGCTGACCACGCTCACGGGCGACCTTATCGTCGAAGGCAAGGCGGTTATCAAGGGACTGCTCAGCTATCTCGCCGGTCTGGCAGGATCGGGCGGCGGCGCTGGAAGCGTCATTCAAGGCCCACTCACGCAAAGCGACGGCGCGCTCAGCTCCAACGGCATCGTGCTCGCCACCCACGCCCACGGCGGCGTGCAGCCCGGCGGATCTAGCACCGGAGCGCCGCAATGATGAACCGCGCCACCGGCCGCTGGCTGCCCGACGATCTCGCCCACATCCGCCAAAGCATCGGCGACATCCTCACCACGCACGTCGCCTCACGCGCCTACCGGCGCGAATACGGCAACGCCGCGCTCGACGCGATCGACGCGCGCGTCATCGGCGCCACGCTGATCGTGCTCGTCTCGCGCGCCAGCGCCGCGCTGCGCCGCTGGGAACCGCGCATCGAAGTCCAGCGCATCGTCCCCACGATTCTGGATGCCGGCGTGCTGCTCAGCGTCACCGCCACCGTCGTGCGGCAGGGCGTTCAACTCACCACTCAAATCACCGTCTGACATGGCGCAAATCGTCGATCTCTCCAGCCTGCCGCCGCCCAACGTCGTCAAACAGATCGACTTTGAAACGACGCTGCGCGAACGCATCGGCGCGCTGCTCGCGCTCGTCAAAGACGACGACGCGCGCGCCCAACTCGCGGCCACGCTCGAACTCGAAAGCGAGCCGCTCACCAAGCTGCTTCAGGAAAACGTCGCGCGCGAACTGCTCAAGCGCCAAGAAACCAACGAAGCCGCGCAGGCGCTCATGCTCGCCTTCGCCGTCGATGAAGATCTCGACCACATCGCCGCGAACTACGAAATCAAACGCTTCCTCCTCGCGCCGGCGGACCCGAACGCCAATCCGCCCACGCCAGACGTATGGGAAGCTAACGACGACTTGCGCCTGCGCGCGCAGCAAGCCTTCGAAGGCTTATCCGTCGCCGGGCCGAAAGGCGCTTACATCAAATATGCGCGCGACGCCGACGCGCGCGTGGCGGACGCCTCCGCGATCAGCCCGCAGCCGTGCGAAGCCGTCGTCACGATCCTCTCGCGCGAAGGAACAGGAAGCGCATCGGCCGACCTGCTCGAAATCGTAGCCGCCGCACTCAACGACGAATGGATACGCCCGATCGGCGACCGCCTCACCGTGCAATCGGCGCGCATCGTGTTCTACACGATCGACGCCGCGCTCTACATCTACCCAGGGCCGGAGTCGGAACCGATCCGCCAGGCCGCCGTCGCGCGGCTGCAAACCTACATTCAGGCGCAACGCAAGCTCGGCCGCGACATCCGCCGCAGCGCCATCACCGCCGCGCTACACGCGCCGGGCGTCCAGCGCGTCGAACTGGCGTCCCCCGCCGCCGACATCGTGCTCGACGAAACCGAAGTCGGCTATTGCACCGACGCCACCGTCAGCGTGGGCGGCTACGATGAATAGCAGGCCGCACCTGCTGCCGAGCGCATCGACCGCGCTCGAAACAGCCGCCGTGCAGGCGCTCGCCGCAGCGCACGACTACCCGATTCCGCTGCGCGATCTGTGGAACCCAGCAACCTGTCCGGCAGAAGTGCTGCCCTTCCTCGCCTGGGCGCGTTCGGTCGATTGGTGGAATGAAGACTGGCCGGTCGCCGCCAAACGCGCCGCCGTCGCCGCGGCGTTTGAAGTGCATCGCAAGAAAGGCACGATCGGCGCGCTGCGCCGCGTCGTCGAACCGCTCGGCTATCTGATCGACGTGATCGAGTGGTGGCAGAGCGGAGAGCCGCGCGGCACGTTCAGACTGCGCATCGGCGTGCTCGATACCGGCATCACCGACGAAATGTACGCCGAAATCGAACGCCTGATCGACGACGCCAAGCCGCTCACGCGCCACCTCGTCGGGCTCGCGATCAGCCTCGAAACGCAAGGAGCCGTCAAGCTTGCATGCGGAACGTATCTCGGTGACGAACTCACCGTTTATCCCTACCTGCCAAGCGAAATCGTCATCGAAGGTTTCGCCCTGAGCGGCGGAGCCCTGCACACCATCGACACCATGACCATCACACCATCATGAGCCAGACCTATTACGCTTTACTCACCGCGATCGGCGAAGCCAAGCTCGCCAACGCCGCGGCGCTTGGAACAACGCTCAAAATCACGCAAATGGCGGTCGGTGACGCGAACGGAGCCAACCCGATACCGGACCGGCTGCAAAAAAACCTGATTCACGAACTGCGTCGCGCGCCGCTCAATCAGATCTCAATCGATCCGCAAAACGGCAATCAGATCATCGCCGAGCAAGTGATACCGGAGAGCGTCGGCGGCTGGTGGATACGCGAACTCGGCCTATTTGACGCCGACGGCGACCTGATCGCTGTCGCAAACTGCGCGCCCTCCTACAAACCACAGCTTCCCGAAGGCTCGGGCCGCACACAGGTCATCCGCATGGTCCTGATCGTCAGCTCGACGGATTCCGTCGAACTCAAAATCGATCCGTCCATCGTACTCGCGACGCGCGACTATGCCGACAAGCAAATCGCCGCGCACGTCGCCGCGCAGAACCCGCATCCGCAGTACGCCCCGCTCGACTCATTTTTGAGCAGCCTGGCATTGAGTGGCTATCAGAAGCTGCCGAGCGGGTTGATTTTTCAATGGGGAACCCAGACGCCCAACATTAACAGCGGCGCCAATTTGGAGATTACCTATCCGGTTGCCTTTCCAAACAAAACCTTGTTGGTACTTCCAGGCGCGTTGGCAAATTTTAATATTTCAACATGGATAACGGGTGCGGCGAGTACCACCGGGGTTACTACCCCTGAGGGATTTACTTTGTTCTGTTATACCGGAGGAGGAGCGGGTTCCTTCTGTTGGATTGCAATTGGATATTAGGAGGAGCTATGTTTTTTTCCGCACATACTGGTGGCTTCTACGCCGCAGAAATCCACGTCAACAACATCCCTTCTGATGCCGTTGAAATCACAGAATCAGAGCATGCCGCGCTGCTGGATGCTCAAAGCAATGGCCTGCGCATCGTTGCAGACGACACCGGGAGGCCAATTGCCGTCGAACCGCCTCAGCCCACGCTCGAACAGATTAAAGCCGAGTTCGCCGCCGCAGTGCAGACGCACATGGATTCTGTGGCGCGCTCGCTCGGCTACGACGACATCAAAACCGCTGTGACGTATGCTGACGAGCCTGCCGTGCCGAAATTCCAGGCTGAGGGCCAAACCTTGAGAGCATGGAGATCGCGTGTGTGGGACGCGTGTTACGCAAAAATGGATGTGGTCATGTCGGGGGCCGATCAACTCCCAAGCGTGGAAGATTTGATAGCCAGCCTCCCCGCATTCGAAATGCCGGGAGCATGACATGCAGACCATTCAACAGTCAGGCCGGACAATTGCAAAACCAGACCACTTTATCGACCGGATTGTATGGGGCATATTCGGCAACGCCGATGATCCGCAGCCACCGCATGAATACATGAGGGGTTGGTCAGACTGGATTCGCCACATTTTATGGTGGTTCCGCAACCCCATCCACAACCTGACGTTCTACGTCATCGGTTGCGCCGATAAAGACACAATCTCGACAGGCAAAGACCCGACGACGCCATTCGTGCTCCCGCGCGGCTGGAACTGGGCTGTCACCCGCACGGTAGGCGGTTGGTTCCCACGCCCGTTTGTATCGCACGCCGGCCGCTGGCTGCGCTGGTACGCAGGCTGGCGTCCGCCCGGCGGCGCGTTCGGCTTCAAATGCCAGCGCAACCGCGACTAACGCCACGCGACAAACAAACACCACGGGCCAATCAAGGCCCGTTTGCTTTTCCACCCTCTCCCCCGGCCCCTCTCCCACTTGTGGGAGAGGGTGGCGCGAAGCGCCGGGAGAGGGGCCTTAAGCGTATCCACCCCCCGCACAACAAGCGCAGCGTGCGCGCCGCGCGCAAGCCCGCTAAGTTCAATCACACAAGCCAGACGCACTCAACAGGAGCAAGCCAAGCATGGCACAGGATTACCACCACGGCGCACGGGTGCAGGAAGTCTCCGACACCATCCGCTCGATTCGCACGCTCGACACCGGCGTCATCGGCATCGTCGTCACCGGCGACGACGCGGACGCCGACGCCTTCCCGCTCAACCAGCCCACGCTCATCACCGACATCTACGCCGCGCTCGGCAAGGCCGGCGAAAAAGGCACCTTCGCCCGCTCGCTCGACGCGATCGCGGATCAAACCCGCCCGCTGCTCGTCGCCGTGCGTGTCGCGGCGTCCGAAACCGAAGCCGAGCAGACCGCCAACATCATCGGCGGCGTCACCACAGACGGCGGCAAAACCGGCATCCAGGCGCTGCTCGGCGCGCAAAGCCAATGCGGCGTGCGCCCGCGCATCCTTGGCGTGCCGGTGCTCGACAACGCGGCCGTCACCAACGAACTCCTCACCGTCGCGCAGGCCACGCGCGCCATGGTGTATGCCGCCACGCATGCGGACACCATCGAAGCCGCGGCCGATTACCGCAAGGACTTCGGCCAACGCGAACTCATGCTGATCCACGGCGACTTCACCGCCTTCGACACCGCCACCCAGCGCACCGACGACGCCTACACCGTCGCGCGCGCGCTCGGCCTGCGCGCCAAGATCGACGCCGAGCAAAGCTGGTCGCGCTCGCTCTCCAACATCGTCGTCAATGGCGTCACCGGCATCGCGCAAAATATCAGTTGGGACTTGCAAGACCCCAACACCGACGCCGGCTTCCTCAACGCGCACGAAATCACCACGCTGATCCGCCGCGACGGCTTCCGCTTCTGGGGCTTGCGCACCTGCGCGCCGCAGAACGACGATTTTATGTTCGAAACCTACACGCGCACCGCGCAAGTGCTCGCCGACACCGTGGCCGAAGCGTAGTTCGAAGAAATCGACACCAATATGCTGCCCGTGCGCGTCAAGCTCATCATCGAAAGCATCAACGCCAAACTGCGCGCCATGACGCGCGAAGGCGACCTGCTCGGCGGCGAAGCCTGGTATTCGGAGCTGAACAGCGCCGAAATCCTCAAGAGCGGCAAGCTCTGGGTCAGTTACAACTACACGCCGGTCCCGCCGCTGGAAAACCTCGTTTTGCGGCAAACGATTACCGACGCCTACCTCATCGACTTCGCCGCCGCCGTGGCCGCCGCGTAAGAAAGGACCGTCCCAATGGCACTCGCGAAAGTTCTCAAGTTCTTCACCGTGCATGTCGACGGCCAGGGCGGCGTCGGAGAGTATGAAGAAATCAAACTCCCCGACATCGAAATGGAAATGAAGGATTACATCGGTGGAGGAATGATTAGCCCGGTCAAAATCGACATGGGCCTCAAAGCGCTCGAAACCGAACTCACCGGAGGCGGCTGGCTGCCCGACGTGCTCGCCACGATGGGCCAACGCACGCTCGACGGCGTGCCCATCATGTTTCTCGGCAGCGTCCAAAACGACGCCAGCGGCGCGATCGACGCGGTGGAAATCCACATGCGCGGCCGCATCGAAAAAGCCGAACGCGACAACGCCAAGCAAGGCGACATCGGCAAGCAGAAATTCAAATTCACGCTCGCCTACTACAAAGAAATCTGGAACGGCGCGGTGAAAGTCGAACTCGACCCGCTCAACTTCATCTGCATCATCGGCGGGCAAGACGTGTATGCCGAGCACAAAAAGAACATCGGCCTTGGCTGAAGCTTTGTGTTGTGCCTCCCTTGCCGCCTAACCGCGGCCTTACGCGGCGGGTCGCAGCCAGACCCGCCGCACCTTTCACCGCTCGCATCGGAACATCATGAACGACACCGAACTTGACACCCAAGTCGCCCCAAAAACCGAAGAAACGATCACGCTCGCCCAACCAATCGTGCGCGGCGCGCAAACCATCGCCACGCTCGTCATCCGCAAACCCAAGCCGCTCAACATGCGCGGCATGAAGATTCTCGACATCCTCCAGCTCGACGTCGATTGCATCGTCACGCTCGCGCAGCGCGTCGCCACGCCGCCGCTCACCGACATCGAAGCGCGCAACCTCGACCCCGCAGACATCACGAAAATTGGAATGGCGGTGCAGGGTTTTTTCGTCGATCCGTCGGCGGCGCGGGAAGCGGACAACGCCTGATTAACGACGTGGATGAAGCCATGGCAGATATAGCGCTCGTCTTCCACTGGCGGCCGGCCGACATGGCCGACTTCACGCTCGAAGAACTCACCGCGTGGCGCGAACGCGCCCGCGTGCGCTACGAGGCCGGCCATGAGTGACAAACTGCGGCTCGAAGTCGTGCTCGCCGCGATCGACAAAGCAAGCGCCGTATTCCGCTCGACCTCCGCCGAGGTCAAGAAGCTCTCGCAAGCGCTCACCAACAACCGCGTCAAGCTCAAAGAACTCAACACCGTGCAAAAGCAGGTGGGCGCGTTCCGCGAGCTGCGCACGGGCTTGAGCGACACCGCCGCCAAGCTCGCTGCGGCGCAGAACAACGTCAACCAACTCGCCAAGCAGATCAACGCGGCCGCGCCGCCCACGCGCGCCATGACGAAGGAATTCACCGCCGCCAAGCGCGAGGCGGCGGCCCTGTCCGAACAGCACAAACAGCAATCCGTCCGCGTGCAGGAACTGCGCAACCGGCTCGCGGATGCGGGTATCAGCACCAATAGCCTTGGAACACACGAACGGCGCTTGCGCACCGACATCGACAGCGCCACGCGCAGCATCGCCGCGCAGCGCGCCGCGATGGACAAACTCAACGCCACGCAAAAACGCGCGGCCGAAGCCGCCGACAAGCTGCAAAAGCGCCAGGCGCTCGGCGCGCGCATGACGATTGGCGGCTACGGCGCGCTGCACGTGGGCGAACGCATGCTGCACGTGGGCGAACGCATGCTGCACGGCGCGGGGTCCGTGCTCGACGACGCCAAGGAATACCAGCGCCAAGTTCAGCAACTGCGTTTAATGGGGCAGGGCGATCGTGAAATAGCGGAAGCCGAGAAGTTCGCGCGCGCCAATGAAATCATCGGCAGCTCGCTGACAGACCGCGTGAAGATGTACAAGGAAGCGCTCGCCGTCACGCGCGACCAGCACCACGCCGAAGAGATTGTGCCGACGCTCATGAAAATGAAGGTCGCGGTAGAGAACGTCATGAACAAGCAGGGCCACGGCGAAGGCCACGGCGAGAAAATGGAATCCATGTTCATGGATCTTGTGAAAACCGCAGAGCTGCGCGGCGCACTCAAGGATATGGACACCTTCAAGCGCACCGTCGATATGGCGATGCGCACCTACGTTTCGTCAGGCGGGCAAGTCACGCCGGAAGACCTGCTCAATCAAATCAAGACAGGCGGCGTCGGCGCAAAGCTCATGGCCGATGAATCGTTTTTCTACGGCCTCATGCACACCACGCAGGAAATGGGCGGCCTGCGCGCCGGCACCGGCCTGATGTCGGCGTTCCAGAATTGGGCCGCCAGCAGAAACACGCTCCAGGCGAGTGATGAAATGGTCAAACTTGGCCTCATCAAGCCCGAGGCAATCAAAAAGAACAAAGTTGGCAGCCTGACCAAACTCGCGCCGGACTCGCTGATCGGCGGCGACAAATACGTCAAGAACCCATTTGCATATCTGATGGAAGAAGTCGTCCCGCGCATTCGCGACAGCTTCATAAAAAGCGGAGTAAAGGAAGCCGACATCACGAAAGAAATGATGGTCATGAAGATCAATCAGCTCTTCTCGTCACGCAAAGGCGGCGACTTCTTCGCGTCGATGTATCTGGAAAATCAGAACATCTCAAAACACATCGAAGCCGCCAAGCATGCGCAGGGAGTAGAGGGTTCGTACAAGGAAACGCTTCAGGGTGCGTCGGGCAATGAAGCGGAGCTTCAGGCCAAGTTACAGGATCTGCGCCGCGAGCTTGGCACCAGCGTTCTCCCGCTCTATGTCGCCGGGCTTGAAAAGCTCGCGTCAGCAGCGCGCAGCGCGGCGCAATGGATGGAACGGCACCCGCGCCTCGCCAAAGCGCTGATGATCGCGCTCGCCGGCGCAGGCTTGCTCGCCGTGGTGCTCGGCACGCTCGCCCTCACGCTGGGAACGATCATAGGGCCGTTCGCGCTGGTCAATTACGGCTTGACCATGCTCGGCGTCAAAGGCATCACGGCGGGAGGCGGGATCAGAATCGCCGGTCAAGCGCTGCTCTGGCTCGGCCGCGCATTGCTCATGAACCCGATCGGCCTCGCAATCACCGGCATCGCCCTGGCCGCCTATCTGATCTATCGCTATTGGGAACCGATAAAGGGTTTCTTCGCCGGACTGTGGAACGAAATAAAAACGGCCTTCGATGGAGGATGGAAAGGAATCCTGCTGCTGATTCTGCGCTGGTCGCCATTGGGCATTTTCACGCGCGCCTTCAAGGCCACGCTCGACTGGTTCGAAATAGACTTGCCGACCAAGTTCTCAGGCTTCGGCGAATCGATCGTCAAAGGGCTTATCAAAGGGCTGATCTTCAACATCCCGATGATCGGCACGGTCATCAAAACGCTCGCATCGGCGCTGCCGGACAGCTTCAAGGAAAAGCTCGGAATCAAATCACCCTCGCGCGTCTTCGCCGAACTCGGCGGCTTCACCATGGCCGGCCTCGACCAGGGACTATCCGAAGGCCAACGCGGCCCACTCAAAACCGTCACCGCCATCGCGCGCCGGGTGGCCGCTGCGGGCGCGCTCGCCTTCGGTGCGCCGGCCTTCGCCGATCCCGTCACGCTCGCCGCCAAGCTCGATACGCGCGGGCCGCTCACCGCGCGCGCCCCCGCCGCGTCCGGCATGCAGATCGGCAGCATTGCCATCAATGTAACCGCCGCGCCGGGCATGGACACCGTGGCGCTCGCGCAGGAAGTCCGCCGCCAGATCGAACAACTCCCGCGCGCCAGCGCCTATAACGCCAGCTTGCGCGATCGAGACTGACACATGAACATCGGCCCCGTCACCCTGCCCAACATCGAAAACATCCCCGGCCTGCTCGGCATGCAAAATCTGTCACAGGGCATGGCCCTGGGCAGCATGCTGTTCTGGGACAAGATGATGTGCCTGGGCGACTTCGTGTTCCAGCGCAGCACCACGCCGTACCAGACGCTGAACGACGAATGGGCGTGGCGGCATCCCGAATCCGCGCGCGTCGGCGCAACGCCCGTCTCGCAATACGCCGGCCGCGAGAACGACAAGCTCAAACTCTCGGGCGAACTCTACCCAGGCTTCACCGGCGGCATCGTCACGCTCAAGCGCCTGCGCGACATGGCCGACACCGGCGAGGCCCACATGCTGATCGACGGCCTGTTCAACGTCATCGGCGAATTCGTCATCGAGCGGATCAGCGTCACGCGTACCGAATTCCTCGCCAATGGAGCTGCCCGGCGCATCGAATTCAACCTCGAACTCAAGCGCGTCGAAAACGATCTCGCGCCCGCCGCAAGCGGACAGAACGCCGCGCGCGACGCCGCCGACAAAGCCGGTACGGCAAAGGATGCCGTCGATCAAGCCATCGGCGATCTGCAATCCGCGCTCGGCAACGGCATGCAAACGCTGCTCTCGGGCCAGATGCCCGATCTCGTCAGCCTGGGCGCGGTCATCGACCAGACCGCGCTCACCATCAAAAACAAGATCTACGACATCTCCGTCGTGGCCGTCTGCGCGGCCGGAGCGAAAATCGCCATTGGGGCTACGGCCGAAGTGCAAAACGCGATTACCGGAGCCATTTCCGCCGCCACAGGCCTGCAAGCGGCAACGATCAACACCCTCCGCTCGGCCGGCGCCGCCGCCAACGCTGCGGCAACCCAGGCCGCGCCATGACTCAGCCGCGCGCCGTCTATTCCCTCATCATCGACGGCAAGGACCGCACGCTCAACATCGCCCCGCGCCTGGTCGAACTCACCCACACCGACAACCGCGGGCTTGACGCCGACACGCTCGAATTCACCATCGCCGATCACGACGGCGCGGTTGAACTGCCGCCGCGCGGCGCAAAGATCCGCTTCTCGCTCGGCTGGCGTCATACCGGGCTGGTCGAAAAAGGCGAATTCACCGTCACGCGGATCTCGCACAGCGGCGCGCCGGACGTGCTGCGCATCTGCGCCGCATCGGTCGATCTGCGCGAAAAAATCATGCAGAAAAAGGACGCCTCCTACCACGGCAAAACCGTTGGAGAAATCATCCGCAAGATCGCCGCCGACAACCAACTCGAACCGCTCGTCAGCCCCAAGCTCGACAAGGAAGCCGTCGGCCACATCGACCAGACCGGCGAATCCGACACCAACTTCCTCACCCGCATGGCCGAACAATTCGACGCCATCGCCACCGTCAAGGCCGGCAAGCTGCTCTTCATCCTGCGCGGCGAAGCCACCACGGCCAGCGGCAAGCCGCTGCCCGAACAAACCCTCACGCGCCGCGACGGCGACCGGCACTGCTACGAAATCGACGACGGCGCGAACTACACCGCCGTCACCGCCTACTGGCACGATCGCGCCACCGGCAAGAAGGGCGAAGTCACGGTCGACAAAAACACAAAATTCGTGCGCGAACACCAAATCACCAAGACGGGAAAAACCAGCAAGCGCACGCACACCGTGGTCAAACAGCCGGTCCAGCCCAGCGCCGACAAAACCAAGGTGCTGCGCCATACCTATTCGACCCGCACCAACGCCATTCGCGGCGCGAAAGCCGCGTTCGACAAACTCCAGCGCGGCGTGGCGACATTCAATATCGACCTCGCCGCCGGCAACCCGGAGCTTTTCCCGGAAGTGCCGATCAGGGTGCAAGGCTTCAAGCGCGAAATCGACGAAACTGCCTGGCTCATCACCAAAGTCACCAATCGCCTCGACAGCGCGGGCGGCTACACGCAGAACGCCGAATTCGAAATGCGGCTCAACAGCGCGGCGCAATAAACGCTTGGGCGAGTTTGTGAATTTGCGCAAACAAGATCTATAGCAACTTGCGATATATCGCAGATTGCGATATAGTTTGCTTCATGAAACTGATCTCGAACAGAGCGCTACGTGAATTCGCCGACCTCCATGTCGATGCCGGAGCGCCGCTTCAAGCGTGGCGGAAGCTGATCGAGAAAAGTATGTTCGCGAACTTTGCAGAATTGCGCGCGGTATTCGCCAGCGCCGACAAAGTGGGCGATCGGATCGTTTTCAACATCGGCGGCAACAAATACAGGCTGATCGCGGCGGTGTCGTTCGCCACGCAGCAAGTGTTCGTGAAAGCCGTGCTGACGCACAAGCAATACGACAAAGGAGATTGGAAATGAGCGTAACCGATGTGCTGGAGCCCTGGGCGGCGCTCAACAATGCGCTCGGCCTGGCCGCGCCAATCCGCGACGAACGCCACTACGAAGAGTTGTTGGCGTTTGTAGAAGAATGCTTCGACCGTTTCGGCGGCGACGACGCCCACCCGATCTTCGGGCTGGTGGCGATCGTATCGGATCGCATCCGCGAGTATGAAGCGCGCGCGCATCCGTGGCCGGATACCGCGACGGCCGCGGACGTGATCGCGTTGCTGATGGAAGAGCACGGCTTGCGTCAGTCAGACCTGTCGGAGATCGGGCCGCAAAGCGTGGTGTCAGAAGTGCTATCGGGACGGCGCAAACTCAATCTGCGCCAAGTCAAAGCGCTGGCGGCGCGTTTCCATGTGCCGATGGAAGTGTTGGCGGGATAAGTAAAGAAAAACGCGGAAACTTAACTAAAGGCGCACCACTGGTTAAGTTTGTGCGCTTTCGATCGGAGCCAAAGGAAGAACCGATTGAGCTACTCAAAACCGTGGAAAAGCTATGACGATCAACTGGATCTGTTGATCGAAAGGGGCATGACCGTCACCGATCGGCCTCACGCCATCGACTATTTAGAGCGCATTGGTTACTACCGTTTGAGCGGCTACTGGTTTGCGTTCCGCGAGCGTAGTGAGCCATTGTGTTTGCTGGGCGAGGATGGAAGGAAGCCGAAGAAAATACGCGAAGAGCGGATTGCGCTGGACTCGTTTCGTTCCGGGACAACGTTTCAAAATGCCGTTGATCTCTACGTGTTCGACAAACAGCTACGGCTACTTGTGATGGATGCCTTGGAGCGCATTGAGATAGCGCTGCGGGTGGATGTGTCCCACACGCTGGGTAAGCTCGACAGGTTTGCTTACATCAAGCCCGAGTTGTTCCACGAAGAGTTCAGCGTCAAGCTGGATAAGGACAGTGGCGTAACTCGGTATCACGACTGGATGGGCAAACATGCTCAACTGATTGGCCGCTCAAAAGAAGAGTTTGTGCGCCACAATAAGACAAAATACGGGCTTCCGCTGGCGATTTGGGTAGCCTGCGAGGTGTGGGACTTTGGCACGCTATCGACGCTGTTCAATGGTATGCGCGAAGCCGAACAAGATGCGATTGCCAACCAATACGAAATCAGCAACGGGCGAATGTTCGCGACATGGTTGCGAAGCCTGAACTACTTGCGCAACGTCTGTGCGCATCACAGCCGCTTGTGGAACCGCAACATCGTCGATCAGCCAAAGCTGCCGTCGGCCGCTGAGTTACCGTGGATCATTCCGTTCGAGTTTGACACGCACGCGCGTGCACGCTGCTTTCTGCTGCTGAAGATCGCCAGCCATCTACTGAGCGTGGTTAATCCTAGATCAAGCTGGCCGGAGCGGATGAAGAAGCACCTGCTAGACTTCCCGGATCTGAGCCACCTTGGTCTGAACTTGGCAGGGATGGGCGCTCCCGCCGGTTGGGAAACTGCATGGTGACGGCGGGCAATAAAAAACCCCTCAGCAGCTTCCCCGCCGAAGCGGAGTCACCGAGAGGGGCCGTGTTGGTTGAAATTCTAGGCGTCGCGGCTATTGGCCGTCAATGTGAGATTGTCATAGTCGTGTAAATTTTATTCATTTCACAGCAAGCAAATCGTCAATTTCGGACAGCCCTCAGGGTCTGCACAACGAATTTCAAAGCCACTCGGCCACGCCGCCATGGCGTGAGCAAGTGCCGCTGCGGGACTGGCTGAAACTGTAGGTGTTATCCCGGCATCTTGCCGTCGCGCCGGTGGGCGCGTTTCCGGCCTTTGTGTGCGCCGGTGAATGCACTTCCGCGCCGGCCTTGTTGGTGTAGCTCCCTTGCTCGACAAGCTGCAATTCGTCTTGCGGTGATTTTTGGATACGGCTCTTTTTGGCGCTGACAGGCGTAGCCAGGAACAGTGCGGCCAGCACGATGCAGAGGAGCGGGGCATTCAGCTTACTGGCTGTTGCCCTTCGAATGCGCCAGATCGATAACGCTGCATCGACCCGTTCGCAGTAGTTCAACAAAATCACTCTGCGATGTAGAGAACCAAGTTTCAGCGGCCCAAACACCTTCACATGCTTGCCGATTACGGTTTTTCGCATACAGCCGGAAGCCGACGTTTCCCTGCCGTTCTTCCGTGTCGGCGACCGCCTGTTCCACCTGCACATACCACTCGCCTGATTTGCTTTCGAGGCTGTCAGTTTCGCGGAAACCATAGAGTGGCGGCTCACCTTGCGTCTCAAGCAGATACCGGATTGCATACGACATGATTTGTCTGTGCTCTTCTGAATCTAAGAGTGAGAGCTTTTTGCCGGGCTTTTCGCCAGCCGCCTCGCTTTGTTTTTTCTGTTCGTCGTAGGACGCCTCGATTCGTTTTTTAAGTTCGTCGTGCGAACAACCAAACAGTTCATACGACCGCTTGTTGCGCAGCGCCAGCGTTTTTTCTTCATCTATATATTCGCTGTATGCAATATCGAGTGCGGGTTTGAATTCACCTGGAACCCAAAAGTACCAATCCTTCGCGAACCCGCTCACGCCATTGCGTGCGTCTGTGAACGCGATATAAACAGACGGGATGCGTTCCCGCTGCAAATCATCAATGAAGTGATCGGGTAATTCTCCGGTTTCCAGCAGCGCGTAAAACGCCGGCTCGCGCATGATGTACGCGCATTGCTGCATGGCCTTGCGGACCTTGGCCGGACCAGCGTTCGGGCCGGCGCACAAGAACGCCAGCCGCTTCGTAACTCCCTTGACGACCTTCAGACCGCCTTTCTTTGCCAATGATTCAAGGTGCTCGCGGTGCGCCGCCGCAAAGCCGGTAAATAGAATTTGCAGGGTTGTTTCGACTCTTGAGGGAGGGGGCGGATAGGGATTGCTCAGTTGCGCCGCGACGCCATCCAGATACTCGACGATGCGGTCTTTGCGGAAGGTGCGAAAACGCCCGAGCGACTTGTCGATGCCCTTTACGTAGTGACCAGCCTCAGTCCAATGCACAAGGCACCGGCTCGACTCTTGCCCGTCGGGCGAACGGTACAGGAAGCGTAATTCAGACATCTTGTATCCTTTTGAGAACACATGCTGCGTCACACGTTCATGCTCTGACTACCTAAGCTGCGATACCCAGTGAGGCTCTGCAATGATCGCGAGCGGAATTCCGCGATTACGGTATTCGACAGCCTTGGCGATTTTTTCTCCAAAGCTGGTGTGCTTCCAGGCTTTTGTACCGATGTTCCCGATCACAAGGTAATGCAGATTCCTGTTGATTCCGCGCTGCGGAATACCGCCGCGCGCGGCAACTGCGGCTTGGCAATTGGCGCGTGATCCAAAATCGAATACGCCGGTAAAACAGAAGCTTCGGCCTTTAAATACAACTTTTGGAGCCGGTGATGTGAGCGGTAAAGCGGTGGGAACGATCAGGCCATCGTCGGTGCGGGGCCGGGCAATATTCATGACCAGGCCCAGAAGCTCGCCTTGTTCATCATCGTCAAGCACGCCGTCCGATAGCATGCGGTGGAGCCGGTCAAACAGGACGTTGGCCGGCCATGTGCCAAGGCAGGCCCGGTGATTGTTCAGCCATTCAAGAATGGATTCGGCGTCGTCCTGGCTGATGTGACCGTCTTGCAGCGTGAATTCGCAAATTCCGAGCAGTTGGTTGATGTCGCGCTCGACCAATCGCTTCGCGTGTAGGCGCATCAGGCGCGGATCTTCGGGGTCGTGTTGGTTGATGCTCAATTTTTGTCTCCTTTGGGATCAAATGCAGCACCACACGTTCATGCCATCCGAAGTGACAGGGCTGTCACACAAAACTTTCCATTCGAGCAATAACGACACCGCAAATGGTGGCATTACCGTTCACTTGCAAAATTCTGTTAGGCCACGCCGGGTTGAGAGCTTCCAGCATCTTATTGTCGCCATCTATCAGCAGGCGCTTGAATGTGGCTCGGTTATCGTCGTCAAGGCGCACGATCACAAGAGAGCGATGCACAGCCTCACGATCAGGATCAACGAAGATGATGTCGCCGTCGTCAAAAGACGGTCTGCTGCCTGGGTTGTGCATGCTGTCGCCCTTCACGCGCAAGGCGAAGGTGCGACTACCGTGCTTAACTGGGCAGGCAATCCAATCCTCTGCATCCCCTACAGCGTAAGGATCGGAAACGTTGCACCAGCTACCGGCCGCAACCCATGAAATTAGGGGAACGCGGCCACGGATAGCCAGATCATCCACGTTGATCTCGGTGGCGAACAAGTCGCCAACAGTAACGCCAAGGGCGTCCGCCAGCTTTTCCAGCGTGTCCTGGCTATAACCTTGAACTCCACGCTCCAGACGTGACAGGTTCCCCACGTCGCTTCCGACTTGGGTTGCAAGCTCAAGGATTGTCATGCCCTTAGCCTTGCGCAGCTTTCTGATGGTTGCCCCGACGCTCATAGCCTGAATCCTCTATGGCGATATGCGCTTCACGCAAAGCGTGTTGCGCATATTTTTCTTTGCTATTAAGATGCGTGGCACGCATATTTCGTAAGGCGTCACATGAAAACCCCTCTTCGTCTGGCACGCGAACGGCGCGAATTGACAATCGTTCAAATATCCGCCGAGACAGGCATTGATCCCGGAAACCTGAGCCGCATTGAGCGTGGCTGCCAAACCCCATCAACAAAAGTTGCGGAGAGGCTCGCAAAGTTCTTCAACAACGAAGTCACCGAGCTTCAGATCCTTTTCCCGGAGCGGTACGTCGAGAAATACGTGGCCTAACAGCCAAAAAATTTTTGCCCAAATCAACGGCACAACACGACACAAAAATTTTGACGCGAGGCGATTCGATGCAAGCGCAAGCGCAAGCGGAAGGAAGGGATAAACCGGTGTCGCTACTAGTCCAGGAAGATCATTCCTTCGCAGTTCGGGCAACACCAGTCGGGTCTTCCAAACTGGTTCCATCTGCGGAAAACAAAAGAAATCTTCAGCCCCTTGGCGAAACAGTTCTGACAGAAATAGTGCTCCGGCTCCGGGCTGCCTGGCTGTCGAGTTGCGCGCTCCTCTGGGGTGATCTCTCGCCGATACACCCAAGCGCCAGGTCGGAGTTCGAAATACGTGTAGCGCTCCTTCTCCGCAAGCGCTTCGCGGAGTTCTCGAATTGTCTTTTCGGCCTCGAAGGACTCTTGCTGAGCCAGCATAAGACTGCTTTGGAGCGCGAACAGTCGCTCCTGGGTATCGAGAATCTGAGCGTTCAGTTTGCTGACGATCTCCGCCATCGCATTGAAATCGCGAATCTCCGACGCGGCCTTGACGAGCGTCTTGGTGAGGGAGATCGATTGAGCGAGGCCCGTAATGGCTGACAGGTCCATTGGAGGCTCCTTTCGTGATCGGTTTTTCGGTGTGGAAACTGAATTCTGGCATGGCTGGAGCCTCCTCCCTTTTATTCATCTAGGACGCGAGGCGATTCGATGCAGGCGGAACTGAGGCTCAAGCCGGAAATGCAGCACGTCGATGCGAGGGCGATCGATGCGCAACCGTCGCTGACGGCGGCCATCCGCCTGTGCCAGCAACTGAGCGGTTTGGAAGACAAGGCAATCGTCGGCCAGAACGGCATCGTGCCGGACGTGGCGCAGTGGTCGCGCATCACCAAAAGCGGCCAGCACTATTTTCCGCAGGACCGCCTGAATACCTACATGGACCTTTGCGGAAACGAAGCGCCGCTGATCTGGCTGGCGCGCTCGCGCGGCTATGAGCTGGTGGCGCTCGAAACCGAAATGGAACGCCGTCTGCGCGCCGAGCGCGAAAAGGCCGACGAACTGGAGCGCGAAAACCGGCTGCTCAAGAAACTTCTGACGGGGAAAACGGAATGACGAGCCTGATTTTTGCCCCGGTCGTTCTTTTGGCCGTTGCGGTGGTCCTCACCAACATTGGCTTGTTCGATGTGACGCGAAAGGTATGGCGTCTCCACGATCGTGCGCGCCATGAGTTCGAGCGCCACGCAGACCGCGCGGATCGAGAAAAAGACGCCGACGCCTGCATCCAGGCGCTGCGCGTTCGTGTGACGCGGCAAGAACAACGGATTGTGGAACTTGAAACGCGGCTCGCGGCGCGCGAGCCCTACGCGCGGCAAGCAGATTAAGGGGAGAAAACAATGACGTTCGAATTCAGATCGGAAGACCAGGACAAAGAACATTTGCCGACGCTGGCGATTGTTGTCGACGGCCGGAAATGCGGCTACGTGCAGCAATGCCGCCGCTCGCTGGGGTATGGCGTGGAGTGTCACGCGGTGCTGGAGATCGAGGGCGGAGCAGGCGTGGGCGAGGGGCCGAGAACGGGTCTCGCGCAGGGTTTCGGAACCTCGCCGACGGAAGCCGTGCTGAACGCCTTCATGAACGGACACAACATCGCGCAGCGCTACTTGCAAGGCTTGGCCAAGCTGCAAGCGCGTTACTGCGAAAGCGCCGCGCTATGAGCGCCGCCGCAGGGCATCAATAAGGGACGCCGCATGAAAAATTTTCAAGCGGAAATCCATTTCTCCGCCTTAGAGGGGGTTTTGGGCAACGTTTCAGCGTTGAGAAATTTCGCCACAAAGAAAAAAATCAACACGGCAAAAAACCGAAAGAACTCGAAAAAATGGCAAACAACAAACCCTCTCACCGCAACGCTTCACGCTACCAGCGGTTCGTACCGATGAACCCGGCGTTCGATTTCGGCGCGAGCCGGCAGCGTTTTCAAATCATACGCAGCCTGCAAGTTGAGCCAGAACTCGGGCGTGCTGTCGAAGTGGCGCGCGAGCCGGTAGGCGGTGTCTGCGGTGATGCCGCGCCGCTCTTTCACGATTTCGTGCAGACGCGTTGCCGGCACGGCGAGCGCGAGCGCGAGCGCGTTAACACTCATCCCAAGCGGGACCAGATATTCCTCTCGCAGGATTTCGCCAGGGTGTACCGGGCGCATTCCATTCTTGACCATACGGCCTCCTATTCAGTGGTAGTCGACGATTTCAACATGAGTTGCACCGCCGTCCGTCCATACAAAGCAGATACGCCATTGCCCGTTGACGCGGATGCTGTGCTGGCCCGCGCGATCGTGGTGCAGCGGTTCAAGCCGGTTGCCGGGCGGTGCGCGCAGGTCTTTCAATTCGTGTGCCGCCTCAAGCATCTGAAGCTTGCGCATCGCGACCGCTTCAATCGCCCGGAACCGTTTCGGCGATTCGCCAGCGTAGAGGGCTTCGGTCTCTTTGCATCGGAAGGACTTAATCATGGCGCTCATGGTATTACGTCAAACGTAATACGTCAAGCGTTTTGCGGCGAGGTGGCGCTATGAGTGCTGTCGCTCAAGGCGTCTCGCTGCTGCGCGTGGATTCCGTGCTGGCGCGCATCGGCATCAAAAAAACGACGCTCTACCGCTGGATTGCGCTCGGCACGATGCCGCCTGGGATCGCGCTCGGAACTTCCGACAATGCGCCGATTGCGTGGCCGTCGGATGAGATTGACACCATCGTCGGCGCATTGATCGGCGGCCAGTCGGAAGAAGAGCGCCGCGCGACGGTGCGCGATCTGATCGCGGCGCGCTCAACACGCGGCCGTCGCATGACGTTCAACTGACGGGAACCGACCATGACAATGATTTGCCCGCACTGCAAACACGTCACAAATCGCCGCTCTTCGCTGGAGCAGTCAGACGTGACGCGCAAAGCCTACTACCTGTGCAGCAATCCGAAATGCAGCTTTTCCTTCGTGGCCTTCGAGCAGATCTCGCACGCGGTTAAGCAATCGGCGATGCCGGACCAAAGCGTGAATCTGCCGCTTTCGAAGAGCAAGCGAACCAAGCAGGAGCAGGAAGAAATGTTTAACGAGGTGCATTCATGATTCATGGTCATCCGTATAAGCCGATGAACGACAGGCCAGCGCAGGGGTTTGGACTGCGTTTGATTTGGGCGCTGATTATCTTTTTGGCGGGGTACGCCATCGCCGCGGACGATATTGCCGACGCGACCCCTTATGCCTGCACGGAGCAAACCTATGCGGCCCGCTGACGTGGTGACGGAACGCGCGCCGCAGCGCAAAACCGCGCCGGCGATCGATTTCGACTTGAGCGACACGCCGGATACGACGATGGTGTGTTGCTTCGTGGGTGGTGCGCTGCGCGTCGCCCCGCTCATTGCGCCGCCGCGCGCTGGCCGTATTTGCAACGACCTGCGCGAGGCGGACTGATGCAGACGGCCGAAGCCTTCCGCCTTGCGCTGATCGATGCCGGCCTGGAGCCTGAATACGTTGAGGCCGACGGCAAGATTCACCGCTGCCGCACCACCGACGACAAGGGCAAGAAGCAATCGGGCTGGTATGTCCTGTTCGACGACGGCATTGCCGCCGGCGCTTACGGAAACTGGAAAATTTCGGATCAGGCGATTACCTGGACAAGCCGAGAAGCGCGCACGCTGACGGCCGAGGAACGCCGCCAGCTCAAGGCCAACCTTGAGCGCGCCCGCGCCGCACGCGAGCAGGACATTGCCGACGCGCACGCCGAGGCCGCGACGGCGTGCCGCGAGATATGGGCCAAGGCGCGCGACGCCACGGACGCGAACGGTTACACGCAGCGCAAGGGCATCAAGCCCTACGGCTGCAAGATGTTCGGCGACCGCGATGTGCTGATCGTGCCGCTCTACCGCGCGCGCGGCGAGCTGGTGAATCTGCAATTCATTCAGGCCGACGGCACGAAGCGCTTCAAGAGCGGCGGCGAAAAGCACGGCTGCTACATGAGCATCGGCCGCGCCAAGGGCGGGCCGAAAATCGTGATCGTGTGCGAAGGCTTCGCCACCGGCGCGAGCATTCACGCGGCGACCGGGCTGACCGTCGTCATTGCGTTCGACGCGGGCAACCTGGAGCCGGTCGCGGTGAAGCTGCGCGCGATGCTGCCGGATTGGCAAATCATCATCGCGGGCGACAACGACGCCAATGGCAAGGGCCAGGAAAAAGCCAGCCTCGCCGCCACACTCACGCGCGCCGCCGTGGTCATCCCGGACTTTTCCGAGTTCGACATCGAAGAGCCGGAGAGCCGGCCGAGCGACTTCAACGATTTGCACACGCTCGGCGGGCTAGACGTGGTGCGCACGCAGATTCTCGAACGCCAGTACGCCGCGGAGTCGGCCGATGAATTGATGAACCGCTTGCTTTCGGACAAGCAGATTGCCGCGGCCGCGCGGATCAAGCAGGTCGGCCACTCGATTGCACTCGCGCTGCGCGAACTGAACGACATCGCGATCACGCACCGCATCCAAATGGGAAGCGTGCAATGCCCGCAACTCGATGAACGCCTAGACAGCCTCGAAAAAATCCTCAAAAGACACATCCACGCGCTCGATACGCTCAACCGACTGCCGGTCGCGCCAGTGGAAAGGGAGACGACATGAATTTGGAATATCTGAACAAGTTTTGCGCCAACAAGGCGAACGACGCTCGGGAAAAACTATGGAAACCGTTTATTCAAGGCGGGTACGCGATCGCGACAAATGGCGCTATTGCCGTGCGGGTGAATTTATCCGGGATCGATCACGGACGGACAGATCGTTCGGCCAATGACACGTGGCCGAACGTCAATAAAAGAATCGAAGAAGTAAAAACGGGCGGAATGGGCGAATTTGACGCCTTTGCATGCTTGGAACTGATACCGCTCCCTGAGCTTCCGCCGGCGGAACCCTGTCATTTTTGTGATGGAACAGGGAAGGCATATCGGTGTGATGAATGCGATGGGGTAGGCGATTTTGAACATGGAAACCATCTGTATGACTGCAAGGAGTGCGGAGGATGCGGACAGCTCGGATACGGAGAGGGTGAAGCGGTGTCATGCATGGAATGCGCCGGCCTGGGAGAAAAACCCTATTGCCCGGTCAAGGTCGGAAACGCTTCTTTCGACCGCCGCTTTCTGGCGCTGATCGCGCCGCTTCCAAACGTGATGATCGCGCCGAACGGCACGGAAAAAGCCGCGTACTTTCAATTCGACGGCGGCGACGGCGCATTGATGCCGATGCGCTATTAAGGGAGCCAATCATGAGCAAAAAAATCATCGATTGGCACGATATTGAAGACCTGGCGAAGCTGATAACTGGTTTGCATGAAGAGTCGGATTACAACGACGTTGAAGTTGCGCTAGAGAATAAGTTAAACATCGGTTTCGATCAGTTTTGTGCAGTCGTGGAAGCACTTGTGCCATACACGATTCCGGCGCGCGCTGCGATCAGCGGAGACGTATTCAAAGGTTTCGTTAACGACGGCTGGTTTGTTGTCAAGGTGCAGGAATGTGCGCAGGAGGAACGATGAGTTTGTCAGCTCATCAAAGCGCTCGCTCGGGGTCGGATGAATGGCTGACACCGCCGGAAATTCTGCTTGCACTCGGATGCTTCGATCTCGATCCGTGTGCGCCGATTGATAGACCGTGGGATATGGCGCGGCAGCACTACACGATAAAAGACGATGGTCTGTCAAAGCAGTGGACAGGACGCGTCTGGTGCAATCCGCCGTTTGGAAAAGAAGCTATTAAATGGTTGCGGCGCATGGCAGAACACGGAAACGGAATTGCGTTGATTCCGGCACGCACGGAAACAAAGATGTTTTTCGAGTGTGTATGGGGTTCCGCTGATGCGGTGCTTTTCGTGCGCGGGAGACTGCACTTCCACCATGTAGATGGACGGCGTGCACCATTCGATTCAGGCGATCCGATTTCACTCATTGCATACGGTCAGAGCAACGCTGATGCGCTCGAACGATCAGGGCTCGGATATGTGGTTAGCGACTCGTCTAAACGCACCACATGACATCCGCTCCCGCGTTCATCACGCCAGACGGCTATGTCAAAGCGCGCCTGTCCGCCTTCCCGTGGCATCTGCGCGGCGCTATTCATAACGAATGGTCAAGCCGGAGAAATAGACCGCTGCGGCCGATGGCGGAGAGGGTAGGCGTCGCCGACGACGGCCGCGAAAGCGAGGCGAATACCTGGCTGCGCGAGCTTTGCGAGAGGTTTCAACGACCAGAGATTGAACTCGGTGCGTCGGAATCGGATATCCGAGAGTTCGCGCGCGCTCGGGCGAGCGAGGCGCAGGAACTTGTTCGGCGGGAGGTTCCGTTAAAGCACCTCAAGCACTTTGTCACCCAGCGCGGGCTCGCTTTGCCGAACGCCAAAACGGAGCAGGGGATACGCGCACGCGTGGCGTGTGAGCAATGGTGGCGCAGAAACATTAGACGCGCGACGGCGCGCAAGGTCGAAGCGCTCGCGATCAATCTGCGCACCGTGCATCGGCGCAACGCGCTGTATTGCAGCGAGGACGCGCTCAAGCGCCACGCCGAACAGCGGCGGAGAAATAGCGCATTGCTGGATGCACTGGAGGCGATCAACGAACTCGGCGACGAATTCACGCTGCTGGAGTTGGCTGAGAAATCGGTTTCGAACCCGAAGATCCGGCGCGCGGAACTCATGACGCGCGTCGCAGGATTTGAGTACATCGCACAGCAATGCGGCCTGGTCGGCGAATTCGTCACGATCACAGCGCCGAGCAAGTTTCACGCGCACCACGCGCATGACGGATCGCGTAACGATAAGTGGGAGGGGAGCATGCCGCGCGAAACGCAAAGCTATCTTCTGCGGGTATGGGCTAGAGCGAGCGCCGCGCTAGCGCGCGCCAAGATCAAAATCTTCGGGTTCCGCGTGGCCGAGCCACACCACGACGAAACGCCGCATTTCCACGGCTTGTTCTTTATGAAGCCGGAGCATGTCGCGCGGTTTCGCTGCATCGTGGCGCGCTACGCGGTGCGCGAGGAAAGTGGCGAACTTGGCCTGAGCTATGTGCTGACTAAAGAGGACGCGATGGAAAAGGCGCGGGCGGTGAAGGGAGCCGGCGCGCTGAAGGGCATGACGCTACGCGCGATTGCCGCACTGGCAAGCATTGAGGCCGTGTTCTGGCGTAATCCGCCGCGTGGCGTTTGGCGCCAGATCGAGGCGCGCGTGAAATTCAAGGCGATCGATTGGACGCGCGGTACGGCGGCCGGCTACATCGCAAAGTACATCGCGAAGAACATCGACGGCGAGCGCGCGGATGGCGAAAGCATCGGCTCTGATTTTGAGTCGGACGGCGAACAAGCGGACGCGAAATCGAGCGCGCAGCGCGTAACCGCATGGGCTTCGACATGGGGTATACGGCAATTTCAGCAAGTAGGCGGACCGCCTGTGACGGTGTGGCGCGATCTGCGGCGTCTCAACGCGAAAGAAGCTGGCGAGGATTCGATTCTGCTGCGCGCGGCGGTGGCGGCGGACGCCGGAAATTGGGCGCGTTTTGTGGAAGTGATGGGCGGATGGGAGACGCAGCGTAAAGACATGCCGGTCAAGCTCGCGCGCGAAGCGGCGGAAAAGCCGAACAGATATGGGGAGGAAGCCGCGCCGACAATTATAGGGGTGGTCGATGCCACAACAGGGCAGCTTGAGGTAACGCGGATGCATGAGTGGGTTTTGAAGTCGGCCCGCAAAGCGGGCCCTTGGACTCGTGTCAATAACTCTACGTTTTCAAAATTCGGACCGGATACGCCGCAGAAATGCTCTGCTGAAATCCAGCACAACGAATTCGAAGAAGAGGCCACGTATGCACCGCCGAGCTTCGAGCAGTTCGTCTCCTGGGCGCACGAATGGGCCGCTCCACCAAGCGTCATCAAGGAAATGACTGACGCCTACGCCAATGCGCAACGGCACGCCGAGATTTCAAGGGCGATCAAGCAAGCGCATGACGTGATCGAGCTATACAAGGAACGTAGAACGGGGCCCAAGCCATCTACGCCACCGAGGCGCACCCGAAGCGCCCGCTACGCGAAAGCGAAAACCTTGATGGATTCGCTCGATGAACACATCAAAGAGTTGGACAGCTTTGTGGCCGAGTGCAGGGCAGAGCGCGGGTTAAATACGGACATTACGATTCAGTGAATCAGACCCCGGAGCGGACGTGCGATCTGTGTCGCAGGCGTGGCGGGGTCTATGATTTGACGCGCCTGTGCTGCTGCGCGCGGCTCGTCGAAAGCGCCAGGCCGGATAAGCAGAAAGCTGCGGCGTTCCTTGCAGCGATCGCGCGCGTGAAAGAAGCGCCGGGCAGAGAAACCATACTCGATCATGTTAAGAATGGCCGGCCTTGAGCTGGTAGAGATAGTCGGCCCAGGATTGCATCATCTCACGGCGTTCCTTGAGGAACTTCGTCCGGTTATACGCGGCGCCCAAAGCGTCAGGAACCCTGTGCGCTAACTGATGCTCGATCACTTCCGGCTTGAAGAGCAGTTGTTCCGCCAATAGGGTGCGGGCCATTGCTCGAAAATCGTGTCCAGTCATTTCGGTTTGCGTGTCGTACCCCATGTTTTGCAAAGCGCGATTGACGGTCAT